ATCTCCTTATGAGGGTACAGGTCGGCACCAGCATGGGCCGACATGAAAGGACCGCATTCGTCATTGCGGACTTTGGCTAAGGCCGTACCGCATATATTTACAGATTGCGAATGCGATCCCAGTGCCATCTAAGGATGGACACTAATGAAAGGCCCCTACCCCGCTAAGGGTAGGTGGCCGCACGCTGTATATCATTACACAATCCCGCGTGCGGATTATGTAGGTACCTTGGAACCAAGGGAATGAAAGCCCAAGCCTTTCAGCTTTGGGCATTCGGGGTGGGTTGCCGTCTCCGATTAGACGACGAACGAGCGACCGTTGATCTTGCGGGCATCCGCGGCAGTGATGCGGGCCTTGAGATCACGGTTCAGGTTGCTGGAGAAGTACTCCAAGGCAACCGTCTGCGGGGTCGCACCACCACGGGCAGTAGTGCCGCGAGGCAGAGCGAGCAGTGCCGTCCACGACTCATCCATGATGAGATCGAGCTTCTGCATGGCACCCGTGCGAATGACACGGGCATCAGCCACCACGTCAAGACCCTTTGCCCAAGCCTGCTTGAGAGCAGTGCTTGCCTTGCGGCTTGCAGCCACGGCACCATGAAGGCGACCGTAGATGCCAGCGAGAGCCTTTGCGTGCTCGACGGACGGGACAACCACAGGATTCTCAGTACCAAGCATTGATATGCTCCTTCATTGATATGGGTACTGTTGCGAAGTAGGTTGACCACGTTGGCCAACCTATAAGACCGGCCACAAGCTTTCGCTCATGGCCGGGGAGGTTGACCGTGATCTCCGTAGTGTGACCGAACAGCCCACCTATCAGGGTTTCGTTCGGCTACGGTGTTTGTTATATCTGTTTACGTCGGTTGTCTCCGCGTCCACGCACACTTATGCCCTACGGTCTTACCGCTTCTCAGAGGATCGACTCCCAAGACTATGCGGTAAGATAGACGGCGGTTTCGGTTGAGCCGTGGTCGGCAGATCGTACACTTACAGCTCACGCTGGGCGTCGGTTCCTTTATCCGGGCCGTATAGCTCTACTCACGTAGTCTTGTCGTGCCCTTAGCCGAGAGTCGGACGGCTTCGGTTCGCGGTTGAGAGTTATTAGCTCCTGCGATCCTAACCTATTGACACACGGTCTACCTTACCGCATAGTCAAGTCGATTGGGCTTATCGTACAGTGTGCTTAGGCGATGTTCCGTGGCATGTTCAGCCTAGCTCGTCAGGTTAGTTATCAGCAGTATTATGCGGCGACGTTTGCATATCCCGCATCGCTAGCTTTCGTCCCCTGACTTAGTACGCTCTATCGGACGTGCAATGGACTGCGTTTACCCGCTTGGGTCCGGCTCCTTCCCATTCCGTCGTGACTACGCAACGCGTTGTCCGTTCGGGTGGTTTTTAGCTCGGTCCCGGTGGTCCGATATAGTTGTCGGCTCCCGCGAGCCCCTACGTTAGCGATCCGTCCTGTGACCGGGCGACTCGCGACATTCCGGGTGTAGGTTGGCGTTGTCCCTGCCCGTACTGGCCGTCCGTCGTGCTCCCGGCGGGTCACCCCGCATGGTAGGCAAACATAGTATGGCATATGGTGGACGGCATGCAAGCCTGAGGCGAAGAAAAACGCAGGCAAAGGCCCCATAACCGCCTCAGGCCCGCCCGCACAGACCGACCTCCCCGCATAGCATACGGTCCTTGCCCTGTCAAGGTCCGCACCCGGTTATCGCCCGGCAACAGGTGGGCCTGTACCGTGTGGGTAGGCTATGCGACCTGCGGAGAGTCCGATAATAACCCACCCTGGGGCGGCCCGTGCCGGGTCCGATAATGCTTGACCGGGGGGTACGGGGGGATTCCATGGTTATCGGACGGGGCGCACCCTCACTCCCGGCGTACCACCCCCAGTCGATATTCACTGCGCGGTGAAGATGCCCTATTCAGTGAATATTACCCAATCTACCTCAGTACCCGGCCATACCCAATGTTCCCAGTTTGCCCCATCATCCTACATTACCTATCCCTCCATTTAGAATCAGATATGTACTATTTCTCACCCGATTGGTACATGCCCAGCCGAACCGGTCCATCCGGCGAGGGCGGCACAGCACCACCCTCATAGGAACGTCAGTGGATTGCCACCTGGAGGCGTTCCTAGCTTCCACCCAGGCCCCAGGAGGTAGGAACTAATCCTGGCCTCCTGGGGCAAGCCCGCCGTCAATCTGGGTCATCTGGGTTATCTGGAGAATCTGACCAAACTGGGGCCTTTGGGGCCTCTGGGCGAATATGATATTGTGGGTTGTCATCTTCCGCCAAACCGCCTAGTTGTATACGCCGTAGGCAAGCTAGGCAATCTAGGGGCTTATGGCAAGATGGGCACCTTGGCCGTGCCTCCCGGACACAGGCCACCATTGCCGCCCCGGCCACCAGGATAAGGGCAAGGACCATTATCCAGATACTCATGCCAGCCTATCCCGGCCCGGACCCATAGTATCAGGAAGGTCTAATAGTACCTTACGCCCCTCGGCGGGATTCAAGGCGCGCCGACTAAATGAGTCTGGAACTCCGGCTGCACTAATCGGCTCACCACCTATGGTCTTGAGCTTGAGCTTCTTGATCGCCTCAAGGTCTTTCTCGGTGATGGAAATCTCACCCAACAGTCCGGTGCCGACCGTAACACGGGAGGGACCATCGACCGCAGTCGCGGGAACGCTCTGAATATCCTGAGGATGGCCCGGCATCCACTGGTCAGATTCCTTGAGTGATTGGGTCGGCTGCAATCGCTCATGTAACTCCTCCACCTTGGCTTTGGACTCGGCCATTTGGCGCTTGGCCTGGGCCTGAGGGTCGCCGGGGTGGGTCTGCTCTGGATTCTTCTCAATCTCCTGGAGTAGTAACTTCTCGGCATCGGCCGGGGATAGAGTCCCAAATGGCCCACCTCGGCCGTGCTTCCGTAAGCGGTTGGCCGCAATGCGGACCTGCTGCATCGTAAATTCAGTTATCATCTCTTCAATCCCTGCTTCTTGTCTAACTCGTCCTGGAGCTTCTGCTCTTTTATCGAGGAAGTACCGTAGTACCCGCTGCTACGATTCTCTCGGTCTCCAAGCCGCTCTAGGAGAGTAGCCTTGGCAACAAAGCCCGGAGACTCATCGATGGACTTCCTTACGATGGCCTCGGCATCTTCCTGAGAGAGACTGGAGGGGCCATACTTCCAACGGACATATGGAGCCCTGCTCCTGAGGTTCTCGGCTACTTGACGCACCGTAGCATCATTGACCGGTCTCGGTTTGGCAATCTTCCTTGGCTCGTCGCTCACCACTTAGCTCCGAATCGGCCCTCAGGGCCTAGCCATAACTTGTAGAGAGACATGAATGATCTCTGTGGCTTTGCCTCTACACTCTTGTCCATCGCCTCTTTCGGTCGATCTTCGCTGCTCGTCTCTTGATCTCTTTCCATTCATCCTCCTTGTGGAAGGCGGCGCCTCCCGCAGACTTATGGTACTCGCGCTCGAACTCTTTGGCCGCCTCACGGCTGGCCTGCTCGGACTTCATGGCCGCCGCAGTCTCAGAGTCCATAACGCAGTTGTCTTTGTAGTTCCTAACCGCACCCCAAAGGGCCTCGATCTCGTCATCATGAATCAGGCTACCACGTTCACGGGTAATATGAGTCAACTGATACATCAACTCGGTACGTCTGGCGACCTCACGACTCACAATGACCTTATGCATGTTGACTAACGGCTCCAGGTCATCCAGGATGCGCCGTTCCTTTTGGCCGGTATTCCAGACCGTCTCAATCTGAGTTGGTCCGTTGTACTTGGCCATGATCGGCTGCAAGAGTCGGGCATAAGCGGACTCTTCCTTGGAACCGCCCCAGTTGGATTCAACCTGCACTCGCTTGACGCCCCACTGGGCCGCGATCTTGGCGAGCTTGACAAGTACCGCCTCGGCCGTGCCGTGCTCGCCTGCACCCACCGCAAGACCTCCTGCGGCCGGAACGTAGATCAAACCCCGTAGGGTCTTGGCCACGCCGTATCCCACTGTGTCACCGCCGCCGCCCTTGGGGTCGATGTACATGACACCGCCCTGAAACGGCTCGTAGTCCGGGGATTGATAGCCCGGCCCATAGAAGCAGTCCCCTGTGAGTCCAGCGTTCTCGATCTCCTTTAACGGAGACGCCGTGCCCCAAATAACCGAGACAGGGCCGTGCTCGAAGTCCTGATCTAACACGATCAAGTTTCTAGTCTTGAGCGGATATCGATCCAGGTCAGCGAGGCTTGTGTCAAGAAGCATCTGGAGTCTATAGTACGCTTCACCTTTCGCCCGCTTCTCCATGAGGGATTCAATGGGGAAGCGTTCCGGGTAAGTTGGGGAGCCAGAACCCTTGTGCTTGGTCAGAGTGATGATGTAAGGAGTGTAATGTCCCAAATCCTCATCCTTCGTCAAGTCAGGAAGCTCTGCTGGCCACTTTCGGACAGGATATCCGACCTTCTCGGACTTGTTGTAAACCGATTCCTCGGTTTGAGGCGTCCCCATCTGGAGAATTGCCCCTCCCTTGAGGATCAGCGACTCGAACTCCTGCATCTTGTTGAACAAACGCTCTCGTTTGAGTTGGGTAAGGGAGTTTTCGGGAATTTCTACGTCATCCGGGATGATAATATCCGGGTGACTGCCTGTATAGCCTCCGTAAACTCCATAGGCGGCAAAGGACGGGTCTTTCCCCGGCCCAGCACCGGCTATATCAAACCGTGCTAAGGTATTCTGGTCAACCTTGAGTCGCCGCTTACCATGTTTGAGTTGATCGACCTGAATGTTGGGTCGAAGATGCTCTAGGAGCGCCGCGGAGTCCACAATCTGCTTTACAAGGCCCGCAAACTCCTCAGCCTTCGTCTGTACAGACGAAACCACCAAAGCACGGATCGTCGGATTACAATACCACAGCCAAGCGCAGAATGCGCAGGCAATTACGGTCTTGCCGCAGCCGCGCATGGCCTGAGCCTGACCGCGAGCCGTTCCATCCTGTGAGACGGGAAGATTCTGCATGTAATCGGCAATATCGTATTGGAGTGCATGCGGCTCCCCGAACTTGAGGACTTCTTTGAATACATAGTACAGGAAGTTGCGGAAGTCAGCCTTGAATGGATCATAATCCTCACACTTCGGGTTATCCACCATCCTATAGTGATCCGCCAATAACCTTTCTAGCATCCGTGCCATTATTCAGTTCCTGTCAATCGGGGAGTGAAGGGAAGCTTCCCTCCTAGCTTCTCTTTGAGTTTGGCATGAGCCGATCCAGGAATGGGCAATCCAGTAATGTCATTATCCTTGAGGAACCGAAGTGCAGCTTGCAGCATACCGGGAGTGGAGCGCTCCGGGTCACGGAGCGCCTCCACCAGCCGCCGGGCCGTCAACTCATGAACCAGGGATTCCAGATTCTCAGGTGACATGCCCTCGATCGGAGCATTCTCAATTTCATCATCCCATAACTTCTCTAGATCGGCATAGTCAGGAATGAACTCTTCATTCTCAATCATCTTGTTCTAGCTCTCTGATGCGGTCCTCATGGTCCTCAGTAACCCGGCGAAAGTACCGCATCTCAACCTTGATACAGCCGAGTTGGGTATTGATCCGCCATAGCATGCTGACCACTCCCACGATACCGGCTACGATCAAGGATTCAATCAGGCTTGGCACTCTTACGCTCCTCATCCCTGATGTAGTCGTAGATGCGGTATCCCAATAGTCCCAGGAGGCCAGCGCCTGCGGCGAGAACCATCCAGGAGACGTAGGGAGCCACAGGTTGGAGGAACATCAGGAATACAGGCGGCACTAGGGCCAGCCCTATCCCCACCGCCAGAAGCTTCCAGTTCTTGAAGAAGATGCCGTAGGCCGCCCCTCCTAGGATACATACGAAGCTGGCGAGGTAGATAGGCCATAAGGCTCGTTGGCCTGCCTGAATTGCGGCCCCTGTGCCCGGCAGAACCGGGATTGAGGGCAATTCATTCGGCAGTATTTTTGGGGCAGTCGAACAACCAATCACTCCAAGGGAAATGACCAGGGCTGCCAATATAATACAAAAGAGTTTCATTGATCTCCTTAGGCAGGAATATATGTAAATGTACCAGTTGAACGTGGAATTGTGCTCTCCAGCCTTACAAATAAGTCCTCAGTGCCAGGAAAAGGCTCAGAGAATATCGCAAGGAAGAGATTGGGAAACTGACCATCATCAGCGGCGGCTTGAGCCAGCGCAGTTATATCTATAGAGACATTGCCTATGATCCAACCACCGGAATAAACAGTTGAAGCCAGTTGGTTTGCCAGTAACTGCGGAACATACGGTTGAGAAGTATCGACAAAGGGTTGACCCTCAGCCAAGACAGTAACTGATAAAGCAGCCACGGGTAACGCTAGTACTTTGACTGTCCAGATGGCAGAAACAATAGTAGCTCCAGGAAGCCAATCTAACTGTCCGGGAATGTTAGGAAATGAACATATACCGAGCCAATCTCGGTATGTACTGCCCCCTTGGTTTTGAGTTCGCCCAACTACGGCTTCGCCCCCCAACGGAGTATCTCCTGAGGCTAGAATACCTGTCACAATATTGAGACCTCGCCGGAAAATTTGCCCGGCATCTATTGTAACAGTGATCGGGTCGCCCTCACCACCACCATCTTGTGGCTCATTAAATGCCGGGCCTTCATCTTCGGCCGGGTCAATGGGTGTATTAGCGTCATTTGCTTCAAACATATAGATGATGTTTGTAATTTGTTGCACTTGAATAACATCATCATCCGCCAGACCATCCGGCAAAGTAAGTCTAAAGTTGATGGGATCGAATTCAACATCTTCTTCAAGAACCTCGTTGATGATGATTAGAGTTTCTCCATCACCGCCCCATGACGCTCCGCCGAAGACAAGAACTCGTCCATCAATGCCGAGGTAGTTCAGATAGTTCCAACCTCGTTGGTGAATTGGATTATTAAGCAAATCCAAATCAGCAAAGAGAGGAGGAGGGACGGCTCCCCCCTCCTCTTTGAGAAATCGTATCTGTCGTTGATTCAGATGGATGGTCTTCGAGTTGAAGGCATAACCATCTGGCAACTGAACCCACATAGAGTCGATCTTGGTTTGTCTGCGAATTCTTACGGCGGCATTAGGTGCTATAAAGAATTCCACATTCTCCGTGACAATATTGAGTTCATAGTCCACATCCTCCTCCTGATCCACGAATACACCGCCTGAATCTACTGCCACAACTAATTGCCTACCAGGATGGTCAGGGTAACCCCCCACTCCTCGCATAAGCTCAATATCAAAGTATGAGAATTTCGTCTTTCCAATCGCAGCAGTATAGTCGGCTTGTGATCGACCAATATATGGAGGATCAAATACTTCGGTCGGCGGTTGCCCCAAGAAGTCCCCTACCGTTTCTAATTCACGGACATCTTGGATAGCCAGCCGAAGTTGGTTCCAATAGTTCATGAGATCACGGCCATGGGCACGGGCAACCTTGGTGGGGAAAGCCCAGAGACGGTCTGTGCGAGTCTCTCGCCAGATCACCATACGGTCATTATCCAACCATTGATCGGGATGGAAATAGACCGCATTCTCGCCCAGGCTAGCAGCCCAGGTCCACTGCCCGACTTCACCGGTGAATTGGATTACATCATCTTCATCCAGTGCAACCGCATCCTCTACAAACTCAAGTGCCGCAGTATCAGTAGCACCTGCATAATCGATCGCAACTCTAAGCTGCTCCTCGATCGCGGCGACATTGAGAGGGAGCAGTTCCATCGCAGGCGTGAAGTTTCCCGCTGCCGCGATATCATCACGAAGAAAGGTAACAAAACTGTTACCGGTAGTGATTGCCATTACTGCCCCTTATAGAGGAAGTCAAGTTCATCTGGTGTTTGCTCCAGAAGCACAGCCCGATCATCGGGTGTGACATCTGGTACAGGAGTCTTACCGACGTATGGCCGACTGGCATAACGCCCTCGGCGCATATCCGGTCTAAGGTCAATTCCGGCCGACTCATTGAGTCCCCAGGCCGTAAGCCCGTAGACCCAGGATTTATATCCTGGAATCATCGTATTGGCAAAGCGAATGGCCTGAGGCCCGAATCCGCCGGTATCTTGGGCTAGCGGCGAGGCCACATGCAGCGCATCGAGCATGAAGTTCGTGATCGAGTTTGCTGCTGTAGTACCTGCCGACTCCGTTGTGTCATACTGCATTCGGCGGCCATCCTTCGTAAAGGCATCCACCATTGCCTGTGCTGGAGCAGTAAACTGCCCAAGCAAGGCGGGCTGTAGCATACGCCGCAGAATGTAGTTGTCCGGGTCTGCCAGTGCCTCCTCAGCAATATTCTCGATGTTCTGACCCCGGAGCAGATCGCGCACGGTCCTATTGACCATCTCGCCCATCATGAATGTAGTCCAGCCGCCGATAGCCCAACGTGCGGGCATGAAGGCCATGTCCAGTAAGTTGTTGTCAAACCAAGACCGCTGGTAGCTACTGAATAGATTGAGCACTCGCCCAATCGGGGTTCGAGCTTGAACCGTGGTGGGAGTCTGGAGAATATTCTGGTCAGACACCCGCTTCTTCATGGTCTGCTCGATGCCGTTCACAAGGCGATTGAATGCGTCCTCGAACGCCACAGCCTCCTCAACCGCGGTCTCTGGATGCCGCATGTAGCCCTGGAGCCGGTCCAGGTCCAGGTGTGATTTCGCGCCTACGTCCATGCCGCCAGTCTTCTGCGCCGCCCTGCGGAGGACGGCAAGGCGCTCCACGTCCAGCAGGCCCGTCTCGGCAAAGCGCCGCGCCACCTGCCAGTTGTCGCCCCCGAAGGCTGTGAACCCAGCCCGGCGGGCAAAGCCTCGCCAGACCTTGGCCTTGGCCGTGGCAGCCATCCGAGTGGCCGCCTTCTCCTCCAGGCCCTTCGTCTTGGCCGCTGCGTAGGCGGCATTGTAGGCCGCATCCAGGGCACCGCCCTCATCCCGAAGGATGATAGCCATCCTTTCCGCATGAGGAAAGAATCGAGCCGTCTCTCCGGTGAGTCCTACCACCTGGAGGGTGCGGCTGAATGTCGTGTTATAGTCCAGGGCACCCAACTGCATCTGGTTCGATCCCAGGGCCTTCATGGCCTGAGGGAGGGCCATCCCACGCCCACCTGAGGGTGGCATGGTCCTGCCCGACAAAGTATCCCAAAACACCTGCCATCCATGGAGAGCCTTAGGCAGAATCCCCCAGTGGAAGTCAGAGTAGGAGGCGCCATTAGCAAATCGGTCCAGTGCCGCATTCCTATTCATCTGAATGGCCGTAGCAATATATCGAAGTTCGGCACGGGCCGAAGCATCATGGGACCACGGGACAGTCAGAGAGAAGGCCTTACGAATCTTGCGGAACATATCCGAAGAACTATAGATGCGACTCCAGAACGAATGGGCCATCTCTGTAGGCACCATTGTAAGTCCGATGCCCGCACCAAAGGTCATGGTGGTGGCACCTTCTGTAACCTGAGTCAAGAACTCTGCGGTTGCATTCACATCGTCATGGATTGTCGGCAGATAGCCGGACATGAGATAATGCTTACGACGGAGATCATTGATAGCTGCTGAGATTGTCTTTGTCTCTTCGGAAGTCTTTGCGAACTTCAATAGCCGAGCCTCAGCAAAGGAAAGAGTCTCGTCATATTTCAGACCGGGAATCCCCCACAACTGCTGATGGCGTGCTTGATCTATAATTCGGAACCCCGATCCACGAAAGTAATCGTGGGCCAAAGTAAAGAAACTGTTGTCAAGAAACTTAGAAGTAAGTGGATTGGTAATCATGTCCGCAGGAAGGAAGCGCTCGTATTCTGTATTAGGAGTAGGAGTACGAACTACCTTCATAATCCCATTGGCTCCTTCCTCTACTGCATCTGCGCCTAGGAGACGCCCGATCGCAGCGCGGGCCGATTGCTGCATGGCAGTATGCCCGCTCGCATCTACGGCCGATCTCAAGCCAGCCGCATAGGCGGATTCAAGAGACACAGCAGCCCCACCTGGCCCGGCGATGGACCCCAGCGAACCGCGAGTCTTGAGCGTCTTGTCAGTCACGCCCAGGAGCGGCCCCAGTCCTTCCCATCCCTTCACCCGGCCGGGATTATCCTTATCCAGGATACGTTTAGCCCATCCCATATTCACCAGGGTATCCCAATGAATCTCTGTGCTATGCGTTCCTGTCTCGAAGTCACGAAGGAAGTAACTGGTGAAAGCGGCTTGTGCCTCCCGCTCGGACCTTCTCAGAATTCCCTGATTGGCCCGCAGCGGGAAGAAATTATCCTCCAACTTATCCAGCACTCCAGACTTCAATCCGATTTGGCCAATCTCATCACGGTGTTGCTCCCACATTCTAGCAAGAGCAAGAACATCGGGATCAGTAGAGGCTTGCAGTCGGCGGATATGCAAAGTAATTGCTCGCTCAAAAGCGGCAATCTTCTGTTGAAATTGTACCGGGTGTAACCAGGGGTTACCGAATTTGCCGGTCTTCTTTACGCGAACCATCTCGTTCACCATTCCCAAGAAGCGGCGTTCAAGTTCCCACTTGACATGGGTAGAGGTTCTAGTCACAGCCGGTTCAGCACTCACCGTATCAGTGGTAAGCTTGCTGTTATCCAATTCGGCTGTCAATCTACGAAGAAGGCCAAAGGTTGAACGGACAGTATGAAACTGTCCAGTACCTGTCGGCCAGTTAGTAACCATTCGAGAGAACAGATCGCCCAGGCCCGCAGAACGCATCATCTTGGCCACGATCGTCATATCTTGGATTGGTTGATTCATATGAGCCATCTCCAGTGAATCAACAATCTCACCAAGCATGACCTGTCGCTCTGCTACCGTTTCTGGCCGGGCCGTAGCGTACTTATCGAATACAGCTTGGAGTCGAGCCACATCGCCGGGAACGGGTACGGAATCGGTTCGTTTAGCGGCTGTACGTTTGACTTCTGCAATTGCAGCGTCAAGTTTTGTCTGATACATCTCCACCGAGAAGGGCGACTTTGTCAGCTTTACCTGTGCTTGGAATCCTGCCTCTAATTCGGCTTGCCCAAACTTCTGCAAAGCATCCCGCATTCGGGCCACTTCGTCAAGTTCCAAGGGCATCAGATCGCGGTTCTTAGCCACAGCTTCATAGTGCTGTAATGCCTCTTGCATCCCCTTGACCTGTTGTTCGGTGATAGGCCGAGCTATGAACTGGCCTTGGGCATTACGAAGCCGGGTAGGAGCCCGATCTACCTGCGCCTGAATCCCGATCGAAGGCGGGTTATGGGCCTTACCGGCCTCGAAGAAATCTACCACAGCCTTCCACACGGCGTCGTGCGTTGGGCGAAGATCGCCCAGGCCCTCATTGAGTGACTTGAGGAATCGAGCCACCTGGAGGCGGTTCAAATTATGGGCATGGAGAGCGGCCGGGTCCAAAGTCCAACCCAGGTCGCCAGCCTTCTCCCCAAGAAGCGAGACGGCCGCCTCTTGTACGTCCATTGCCGCCCGGTCCAAGACCGCCTGCCCGGAGGCATTACGGAAGGATTGGGCGATTGGATCAGTGACAGAGCCCATCGGGTGAATGTCCGAGTAATACTCGCGCATTCGATTCCATTGGGCTACACTGCTTACTCCCCGGCCACCGAGATGCAGTGCCCCCATGATGGAGACGCCGAACCCGGCAGCCAGGGCCATATGTTCCCACGTAAATTCGCGTTGCCACTCCGGGCTGTCGAACATGGTGTTCCAGTCCGTAATGGCTTCGGCTTGATCCGCGAAGGACCAGCCCGCACCAACTACCGCCGTTTCAGCGGCATTGGCAAAGAAAGCGGCCGCCTTAGACTGAGCGCCTAAGGAGCGGCCAAGTGTGCCGAACACAGCTTGACTCGCGGCTCCCGGCAACATGAGTGCCTGAGAAACCGGGTCGTATAGTAAATAGTTACCAACACCGGACATGACCTTTGAGAGACCATTGATGAGCAGTGGAGCATCGGCATTATATGCATCGATGCGCTGCATCGCCATGGCCTCCGTAGCCACTCGCCGCCAAAGGTAATTGAAGTGGTCAATGTTTCTTGCATCAAGCAAGATACGCTCGTCCACCCCGGCATCTGCAAATGCCCTTCGCATGGTTGGATTCGTCTTCCAGAAATCGGCGGCTGCCGAAGTCGGATCGAAGGATTCATCCCGGAAGGTAATTCGCTTGTCAACGTCACTCACGTCCTGGACAGGACTCCAGAGATTCGAGAGTACTCGCCATCCTGACAGTTCCTCAATAGGGCCAAGTTGCTCCCCATAGTACTGGTGCCGGATTAGATTCGCGGCAGGAAGGGTGACATAGCGATGGTCAGGGCCACCCAACAGTCTTGCCACAGGGTCAAGAACATTGTTGGCGGCCCAAGTCAGCAGATTGCCGGGCGCCTCAGTAGCGGCAGCAAGCCACTTGTCACGGAAGGTTACACCCCAAAAGCCCTGCTTGGGGGCCTCGGTCGTCCCGTAGAATGTATCACTAAATGGATCGCCCCCAAAGAACATTGGAGTGGGGGCATCACTAGCGGGCATTGCCGCGCGGGCCAAGAGTGGCTGATAGAGTGAACCATAACGATTCGGCATTGGTCCTCCCGATTGTCAGCGGCCAAAGAGCTTATCGAGAATCGGAGCGAATGCTCCTGCCTCAGCCCGGAAGAGAATCTCTTCCATATTGCTTCGGCTCTCCGTAGATTCGGCCAGCAGAGCGGGTTGGTAGTGCTGTGAAAGCGCAGTAATTGGTGTCCCGGCAGGGACATGAATGACGGTCCCATCGGGTTGAGGCAGGAATGTCTCAACCCTGGTACGGATCATCGGCAGTGGCGTACCGTCAACAGGACGCCGGGCCGTAATGGGCAAACCCCCAAGGGCCGAAGCCGGGCGGTGCAAAGATTCGGCACCAGCCGGGGTAAAGCCATTGGAGATGTCCCAATTCATACCATCCCAGGTATGGCTTACAAAGATATCCGGGTATGCTCGCTGATACCAATCAGCAAGGTTTACCGGAACATCTTTCGGGTCCATACCCATTACACGTTGGATAAGGTCGCGGGTTGGGGCGTCATAGGCCCGCTGAGTCCACTCCCTTGCCACGGAAGGGATATCCTTCAAGTGACCAGGAAGATGCTTTTGCGGGTCTTCAATACCGACAACCCGATTCCCAATCAGGTGCATGCTAACTCCCACTGCATTGAGATAAGAGTACAGCATAGAACCCATGGTTTCCACAGTCGCATCTGGATGAGTAGCCATAATAGAAGCACCCATTTGCTGCACTGCCGTCACCATGTTATTACCATCGGCCATCCCTTGACGGAAGATAGCCTCAATTTCTCTCTCGCCAAGAGGGCGCCCATCAACCTCAGCTAAGGGATCAGCCAGATCGAACATGCTTGGTTCGGCTGCTCTAAGTGCCTGGATCACCGAAGTAAGGATGATGCGATTATTAGAGTAGCCGGTGCCTGATGTGGCAAATGGCGACTGGGCCTCAAGGAACTTGGTCAGAGAGCCCGCCGAGAGGATAGCCTGCACATTCTGTGCAATCGTCTCTTCGTCTAGCTTTACTCCCTGTCCCAGGAGTCCATTCTGTGCCGCCACTGCATAGTGAAGCGCGGCGCCGATCTCCGTGCCATTCTCGTTCATGGCCTGGATCAAGTCTTCGAGTTTAGCCCCGCTGCGAACATGAGTAGCAAATTGTAACGCATCATGGAAGGATTCAGGATCGCCCGATGTAAACTCTCGGAACATACGATCAATGATACCCTTCGGCAGTCCATACTCTTTGGCCACTTCGGGTCGGGTCCACTGCTGCGCCTCTACGGCGAGAATGGCATCCCTCAAGGGCCGGTTCTCTGGAGTACTCTCCGGGATAGTGCCACCATTCCACTGCCGGATCGACTCTGGTATACCACCCTGAGCCGAAGCATAGGCCGTGACGAGCCGCTTATTCATCGCCGCCTGTGAGGCAGTTACAGCCCGGCCCTCCCACGCCGCCGTAAGAGGCGCGGTATCATAGGCATCATTCAGATTCCCGCCGGGTCTTCCGGTCATTACTCCGGTATAGTTCTGAACCTTGCGGGACTCTGTTACGGCCTGAGAGCGGGCAGAACTCTGCATCTCACTGGCCCGAATCATGACAGATTCTACGATCAAATTCTCATCGGGCCGAAGGTCAGATGGGGACTTGTCGAGGAAACCCATATCCATGAGCACCTTATTGGCAGCCCGGTCAATGGCAGATAAACCGTTGACGCCGGGCTGGGCCAGGGTACTAAGGCCATTCGGGTCCGGGGTGAAGGTATAATTGCCTTCCGAATCGGAGAGCGGGATTACCTGTTGTCGAAGCAAGGCCCCGATCTCAGCCCCCAGTCGTTCCTGCGCCGTCTTGCGGGACTCGTCAAGCATTGTGCCCACAAGACCCGCCTTCTCAGCATCAGTGAATACTGGCTGTCCATCAATCTCCATGTTGAGTAAAGTTTGTCCTCTCTCCAACATATTAGCCATCCTGCCAGGGAATTGCCCTTGGGCAGCTAACTGCATGGTTTCGAGGACACGCTTCTTCATGGTCTCGGCTTTCTCAGGTTCAGTCATGTGGGTAAAGTTCTCATCGAATGTAGCCCCAGTAGATTCCATGAACTGATCGAGATTACCATCCTTTGTCATGAAGTCGAACAAATCAGCATCAACTTGATGGATACCCCGCTGGAAAGAAAGTTGATCTCTTCCTTTGGAGAACTGATTGACAAGACCATCAGAAATCTTCATACCATACCCGGTGATTGCGGCAACAAGCAAGTCGCGCTGCGTTCTCCGGGCTTCGGCATTTGGATCATCTCTATTGATAATGAGCGCGTCAGGCGTTGCAGCCACTATCTCTGCAAGGAGATAATCCTGCACTCTCGTATGAATACCCGTACCGCTGCCGATCAGTTCCTGCTGCAATTCTGGTTGTAAGGAAATTTCCTGCTCGGCTTGTAAGGCGATGTTATGGGCAGTATGCGTTGAGAGTGCATACTGCTGGCGGATTCGCATCTCTTGGTCGCGCTCTGCCTCAGCGGCATTCTGCTTAGCCGCACCGCTGGCGGCAACGTACATGCGGGTCCACATCTCCTGCTCTTGCAGCGATGCCGCATTAGCAAGTTTGGTGCGGGACGTTTGTGCCATCCAGGCAGGGCCTTTATCTTCGCCCTCTACCTGAATGGCTAGCATATCACGCTTCACGGAATTGATGCGCTCTGCCTGGATACTTTCCTCGGCTCCCCGAAGCGCTTGGTCAGATTCGTTGAGAGCCCGCTGTCTCAGGCGATCCAGATTCCCCTGAATCTGTGCCTGGGCTTGAAGGCCCGTCACGGCTCCTTGACCGATGCTAAGGACTGCGGCTCTGAGCTTCTCAAACTGAGTGGGCTCAGGCTGTATAGTAAGCCCCGGCGTGGCCACCGCCACCTTGGGCGGGGACCAGTCAGGCTCGGCCGATCCTACGCCACGGGGCACATTAGTAGGCGCTTCTCGCGGCATTAGAACCCTCCCACATAAAGATCGAACAACTGGCTCAAATCAAAGCCAGGGGTGAATACGGTCTGTGCAGTCTCTGATGCCCCACCGAAGGGACCAACATTGACTGAGGTTTGAGTCCGTATAACTTCGGACTGGTTAGCGAGACTCGCAGCGATTTGGTTCCCAAGCTGGTAGCCCTCCATCCCGCCCTGGATCGCAGAGAGGTATGGGTCGTCCAGCATCACCTGGAAGTGAGCCGCAAGCGCTGCCGAGTTGGCCGCCCGATTGCCTGCTACTACAGCCGCCTCATCGGCGGCCTGTAGTGAAGCTGCATAAGCCCCCTGCTCAGCCGAGCGACCACCTGCTCCGCGAAAGGATGCGGAGGCGGCAGCAGCTCCCAGGTGCTGGTCGAGGGATCGGGCGATTGCTCGCCTCTGCACCGTCTCTTCCCGTTCTAGCTGGGCCTCACCGGCCGCGATATTGCCTCTAGCGATTTGAAGCCGCTGGGCATTCGCCGCCTGTGTGGCCCTGGCTGCTAGACCGGCCATAGCTGAGACGATGTTAGATACACTGTTCTGAGCGGAAGTCCTGCTGGACCCGCCCCGGCCTCGCCCAGCCCGCCCCGCAGCGATACGGGCCTCTTGTGCGGCCCTCCGCTGGGCGTGGGTCATCTCGCCCGAAGTAGTTGTAGAACTTGACTGGTATGGCATTACTTGATCGACGAGTAAGCGGAAGAATTGAGCCGAACACGAAAGTCCAGGTCAATCCAAGCCGCAGGGTAAGGCGAGTCATTGACAATCCGAATCACCGTGTTGTGAGACGGCGCCAAGAGCCGGAACTGAAACTCTCCATAAGGCTCCAGTTGATCGCCGTCCAGTGGTGTAGAACCAATAAACGGTACAAAGAATTCATGTTTGAGTGCTTCTCTACCTGGAGGAGTAATCTCGATGAAGTAGTAAGAAGCATCCCTATGGCGAATACGCCCGCGAAGCAGGGACATATTCCCATACACGGGACGGCCTTGTGAATCGCGGACAAATAACTCGCTTAGGGTGATGGCAGCCTCGAAGGAGCGTCCCACATAGGCGGGAGCGGGATCATTGTCCTCATTGACAGTCCAATCTCCATCAATAGTGATGATCGTTTCATCACCAATAACTTCGACCGCCAAACCAGAGAGGCGAGTACCTGCTGCCTTTTCATCAGCCGTATCCCAGGTAGCTGCCAGCACAACCTCATCCAGGAACGCATCCTTAAATGGAACAGTCCAAGAGGTTGTGTCAGTGATGAGATCATATACTCCCTGTACTTTAAACTTCCGATCTATGCGCAACGCATAGCCAAGAGTCTGTACGGGAGTACCATCGGTATCCTGAGTGGGTTCACCAATAGCCATCTTCTCCAGGAAGAGTCCTGCCTGGTGTTGAAAGAGAATGAACAGAAAGTCTCCAACTGGCTCCATGCTTAGGATCGTGCGAGTGGAGTTGTCATCTAGACCCTGAAACTCCCAACGATACCAGGAGTTCATCACCTTATTCTGTCCCTGCCAAGCGGAACGGTTCACATAGATCATTGATGGGTCAGCATCAGTGATAATGAATAACTGCTCAGTAGAGCCGGATGCGGTGATGCGGCTGGATGCCGCCGGGATATAACCATGAACGCGGTTAGTGATATCGAAAGCTTGGTTGGCTACGGCCTGTTCAAGGTAGAAGTACTCCCACACAATATTGGCGAAATCTCGCTCTCCTAAAAAGTATAGCGAGCCGCCAAGTTGGGCAGGACTACAGTAGTTCACAGACTCCACTGCCGCAGAGTCAAATAGTTGTACCGTCTGCGGAGTGATGGGACCATTGGCCCGAATTTCCACTTCCCGTGAGCCATTGGTTAGAAGAATGATGGCCTCTCGGAATGTAGTGGCAAAGTCAATAGAGGCGAACCGTGCGCCACGAAGGTTAGTGTCGATCGGGTCTCTCTCGGTCTGAAGAACCACACTTCTGATCCACAGGTTGGTGATATCATCCAGGCGAGTAGATACGATGCGTTCACCGCTAAAGAACCAAAGGCGTCCCGCAGCGAACACAAAGTCGCTGATCGGATTGCCGATGAATGAGGGGCCGGGATTAGTGAAGGAATCTCCGCTTTGGCGGGGAGTCCAATCAACAAACTGGACCCGGAACTCTGTGCCATTCCAGTCCATACGGATTGGCATGGTTTTCTCATCAACCCAAGAGTTTGCACCCTCGGTCACAGTTCGTGTATACCAAGGAGGAACTGTGGTTGATACAGCGGCATAGAAGCCGCCCGGCAAACCCACATCATCATCCTGGGCATACCAGTAGTTAGCATTAGTCACAGTCATTCCATCGTCTACAAATGTAGGAATTGGGGCTGTGCCAGTGGGCGGCTGGTCAAAATCGCTCCAGGCCGTCACGTTATGCGCATTAGCCTTGAAGCGAAGGAACTGCCCAACCGAGGTTTCATATGCAATGCCCGTGCCTTTGAGAGCCGTAGGCACACTACGGTTGAGGATAAAAGTACTATCCTCCACCGTCAGATGCCGCAACAGTAAACGGGCATCAGCAGTTCCAGCCCCGGCCGTAATGTAGGCACGAAGATTATCGCTGGCCGCATCGCCTAATGGATCGCCATTCGCATCGAATACAGCAACCTTAGTGCCGTCTTCCAGATTAAATGCTTGAATGATTCCATCATCATCCAAGTTTGGGTCCACAATTACCAAGAATTGTTCATCGGGACCACGATTGATCCAGAACACATAGGCATCTAAACGATCTGCGACAGGAATGACCTGATCCATATCAAGTTCCCCTACTGGGCCTTCTCCCAGGATGATCTCTGTGCCGGGCCGCTTATCGCAACCCTTGTCGGGATACAACTCTACATTCTCTTGGGCAGTAGTTTCATGGGGAGCCCGTCCATTCTGGCTCACTGTACTTACACCGCCCAGCAGGGACGGCACATTCATATCCTGCGTAGGCATGTATCAACCTTCCCAAAACTGTCCCCGGCCCCAGGGCCGAGGAACTGATCTGCCATTGCGCGGGCCTGGAGAGCGCCCGGCTGTGAATTGATTATTAGGCCGCATCCTCATATCGAAGGCGCGGGCAATCATTCGGCTACGAGCCGCTCGCTTCTCCAGAATGATATTCAGTGACTCACCACCATGGGCTACCATCTGATATTCAACGGCTGCCTGATCTACAATTGAGAACTGTAGTTGAGGAGGCAAATCCTCGAAAGGCACCAACGTAGTAATACGTAAATCGATGCCATCGGAGTCGTCCTCAAAAGACGTAGTAGCCACACAGGGATCACCGTCAGGAGGACAGATATCAACTAAAAGAGTGATACTATCTTCCTCACGGTGAGCGAAACTTCGATCTATCCACTCATTAGTACCGTGGACTTGTAATGTATTATTCGGGAGAACAATCTTAAAATCGTTGTCCTCATCCGGGATAAAAGTCTGATCGGTGGTGTTGACATGGAAGCCAACCATTTGTTCCCTCTGGTTGACCTCATCCAGAATCTGCTCAGCTACTAGTGTATCATTGATAGTAGTTTCGCCAAGCGTAGAAACTGGATGTTCCATGGCTCCACGAAGAATGCGGTTGACCGCTTCCAATCGTGACAGGTTCATATTATTCCTTAAAGATTCCAAGCCTCGGCTTGAACCAATTGAAAGGTAATCGCATCAGATGCACCAGACGTGACAGTAAGGCCCACAATCAGACTTGCAACTGTCATATCAAATCCGGCCGAAATGGTATTGACCGTGGGGACGGGGATTATTGCGTGCCCTAATATATTACCATTATGGGCCATTGCAAATTCTCCCACAGCCACGCCTGTAGCTCCGATGGTACGAATGATGCAATTGATTTCAATTACACCCTCGTCAGCATCGGCCGTACCGGCGGGTTTAGTAAAGGTCACTCGGTCAGTATCAGCAGTAGTACCCGCTGTACCGAAAGCGATAGCATAGGTACTAGAGGCGATACCTGCCGCTGTCTTAGTTACACTGATTCGCCATCGGAAGCACGTACCTACCTTGAGTTTCACAGGAGGCACAGCAAGTGCTGAACCAGTAATGTAGGTGCGTGTAGCTGCCGCGGGACTCTGTGCAGTTACGGAGAAGTTAGTAACTCTATCAAATACATCGCGCCATGCCGCATTCTCAACGGCTCGGAGCTTGACAGTAGTAGAGTCATACCTCACAGAACCATTAGTGGCAGCAGGCTGTTGTGCGGTAGTTCCTACTGGTAGGATAGCGGCTGTGGTGGTATTCATGGTTACATCACCGGCCGCCCCGCTGGGGCTGGTTCCGGGAGTAAGTTCCACTGCGCCGCCTTTAGCTGTGCCAGAGGCATTACCCCCGACAACACGTCCTGCGCCACCAGCTCGGTTGCTGCCTTGGGCATTACCAGCAATCAGTTCTGCGATAGCACCGACATTACCTACACAAGTTCCTGTGGTTAGAGTTAGTCTGCCAGCCGCTGCCCCAATTCCGCTAGTTCCACTCCCGGTGGTAATTATAAGGGCACCACCATCTTCTGCGGCGGCCAGACCAGCTCCGGCGGTAAGTCTAAGAATACCGCCACCGCCCCCTAACCCTGCTCCGGCAGTAATGGCCATATCCTGTACGGCCACAGGAGGAGTAATTTCCCTCACTAAGAGGATGCCTTCAATAGAGACAGGGCCTTCAAAGAAGAAAGGATGGAGCCATTCAGTATTAGGAGTATCGGGTAGAGTAAGATCGCCATTGAGTACGGCAAATACGGAACCGCCCACCACAAAGTCAAGTTGCTTCGTTGCTGATGCGAAGATGAATGTATCGTTCACCACATCATCGAAGTGGATTTTGTGCAGCCCGCCATTGGACATAACTAGATCACCGGCATCAGTAATCTCAAGTTGTGTATTCTCTACTGTGCGCCCGCCAGTACCTACAAATCTAGGGATGCGGTTATCTGTTACTGCACCGGCGCCCAGCATATACTGGGTATGGTCATCATCAAGTAGGCCGGTCAGCAGGTCATGATCGCGGGTGCCTAAGTCCGCAATGCTGCGGATCGAGAGATCGGCAGCGGATACCCATGGTGAGGGTCTGGACTTATCAGTAAGAGCGTACTGTGGGTGGTCATCGTCGGTAAGCCCGACTAGTTCGCCGTGCTCCAGAGTTTCAATATCAAACTCCAGACGATTGACCGCCTGTTTCAGTAGGTGGGTGATAATTTCCCGGAGACGCGATTCTGTAATAGGCGTCGAAATTTCTTGTCTTCGAGCAGGCATCGCGCCTCCTTTCAATGAAGAAAAAAATGGGCTACAGCTTTTCAGCCATAGCCCAAGAGTGAGAGAGGAGAGTTACGCAACACGCGACAGAACCAAGTCTGTCACGGCGGCGCCGCTCCGGTTACGGAGTCGGAGAGCGCCATTGCGGGCGAACAGGCACATCTGCCCGTCCTGATCCAGCCCGCTATGTTCGGCGGCCCAAAAGGTCACGCGCATCTTTGCGGCAACGTCTGCGCCGTTGCGGAGGAGAACCTGACCGCTAGAGACGAACAGCGAAGTAACGGTATCGCTGGTGGCCTCTTCAACGCTGACGTTCTCTTCGTCAGTGGAGTTGATGTTCATGTACTCTGACGTTGCGACGGCATCGACTGAACCGATGATACCCATACGCGACGTGGTGGACAGGAACTCAACACGATACACGCCCTTACGGGCAGTACCAAGATCAGCATTCTGATTGTCTGCAATCATGATCGAGTCGAAGAGGACCACGCCCTCAGATTCGACGGGGAACACAACTGCATCAAACTGGAGAGTGCCAGCCCCCGCAGCGGCAACATCTGCCGTGAAGGCGAAGGTGCATTCTATCGTAGTGGCAGTCTGATCCACAACAAGCATGTACTGATTCTGACCCTCGCCGGGGTTGGTATCGAATACAGCCTTAACCCACTGTCCAGTCTGAACCTCAATGCCTTGCGGCGTAGCAACCGTAAAGATAGCGTTATTGGAGCTATCATCAAGGACGCTAGCCGTAAAGGCAAGATTGGCCTTGGAGGTTACACGGAAACGAGACGGTGATGGACGTTCATCAGCCGCTCTACGCAACTCGAACATAGCTCCCTCATCGGGAAGCCCGCCGAGAACGTACTCAGCATCATCGGCAAGATCAATATTGACAGTGACCTGGCCGGGATTATTCACCATCGGGTCCGGTGCCGGGCGCCGCTGATTGCTAGTGCTAGCAACCACGTCCAGGGGAAACGACGGTCGATTGGAGGGCTGCTTGCCCCTCTGCATACGAAGTGCCATAGTAAAGTTTGTCCCTTTCTAATTAGGCGATGGCCAGTTCGACCGCGCACTCAGGGCGCAGCGTCCCACCACCAGTGAGCATCTTCGTGACGAAGAGCCAGTCCTGACGGGACACATCGCGCTCAGTCTCAGTCATGACCGAGAGAAGAGTAACCATCCCCGCCGCTTGCATCTGGAATGCAATCGCGCGAGTCTTGGTGAAGTCACCGCGATACTTCGGCTCGTCGGTCGTGATGTTCTGGCCGTTGGGCA